ATAATACTCTTCCACCATTTTTAATCAATTCACAATACAGTTGATAAGGTGTGCATACAGAAATCTTATTACAACCAACAATATGCTTTACAAAAGAAACACAATAAAGCCAACGAGGAAAGTAGATAGGTCCACTATCAACAGCAATCTCTACGCAAGTACAATTTGTGGATATATGGTGAAACAATAAGTCAGCTTCCTCATCTCTCAGTAATTCAAAGTTTAGCCTTTCACTGGCACACTCAAACCTTATCCATACATCTAGCTCTGCATCATACCTAACTGCATATACATGACCAAAATCAGGTCTGTGTAAAGTAAACAATCTCCAAGGGCCGTAGTTTGCTGATTTGGAAAATACTATTATCCATTTCATATACCAGCAAGCCTTCTCGAAAGTCTGCTGTTTCTTTTTCTTTGTCTCTCAAATGGGCTAGAAGCCCTCTCTACGGTTGTATGGGAAGGGGGCTTATTACCACCGAACAACACTCTCCGTCCTTCACCTCCACCTAAGACCGCATATTGCAAAGCGTCATGTATGTGAGAGAAGCGATTCTTAGAAGGTCTTTCTTCGTATCTCTCGTTACCCATGTGGTACTGGCGTTTGTACTGATAGCCGCCCTCAAACCCAGAAATCAATACGGTACAATTAGGGCTTATAGTCATGGCAGGATATCCGTCTGTCATACGATTAAGAACGCCCTCAACAGCTTCAACACGCATTACTGCGTCATTACTTGGAGCAGGATGTGCATTAATGCCAGCAGCTCTTAGTATCATAAAAGGAGTATTTTCTGACGTCTGGGCCATTTGATTACCAGCAGGGTCGCCTACAAACTTGAAGTCGTGCTTGTCCCAAGAGTTTCTGGCGATTTCTCTTTTGAGGACTTCTGCAAATCGTCCTGCCCCCATGTCTTGTCCGATAACTTCATGGAATACTGTCCATCTTCCTCCAAAGTTTTGCTGGCAAAAGACTGCCGATGGCGTACGGCCGAAATCGATGCCGACAATAACTTCAACCCCATCAATCGGCTCAATTGGCGATTTGGCAACGTGAGTGTCCTTTCTGAAAGATGCATAGACAGACTTACCATCCATAAGAGCCTGATACTCGTTTAGAACGTAAACCTTTACCCATTGAGGCGTTTTGCCCAAAATAATCTTATCATAGTAGTCAGGTTGCATGTTTTTAGTGTTTTCAGCCTTGGGATTGTGTTCATACCCTATAAGAGCACCTGATTTGTCTTTTTTCTCTGTCATGGCACCAGCTTGCTTGTAAAAAACCCAATCTTCTGGCTTAACAAGCAATAATTTCTCTTCTGATGACATATATTCGGGGGTTGGGGCTTCACCAGACATAATTGCCCACCAATGAGTTTCATCTGGCGAGTTTGTGTCCATAATAACGCCAAACCATGACGGACCGCCATCTCTCATAGACGGGAAACGACCAACACGCATAGTACAGGCGTCAACAATACTCTTTGGTATTTCTCTGGCTTCGTTAATCCACACGCCAGTTAGCTCTAGAGAAAGTAATTTCTTTACATCCTCTTGCTTATCTAAAGCCAAAAAGATGACTTCTAGTTCCACAGTAGTTTTATCGCCCAATGCAAAATTAATATTATGAGTATATGGGGGCGACCAGACAAATCTGCCTATCTCATCATCAAACCAATCACGCCATGTCTTAATGGTTGTGGTTTTTAGTTGGGGATTGGTGTTACGAATGACTGCCCACCGTGTTCTGCGTACCCCAGCAGAATTAGGGGCTTGGTGGACAGCCTTTCGCATAATCTCCATGCAACAAGTCACGGATTTACCAGAGCCTACTGGCCCTCTTATTCCCCTAACAAAAGAGGAATCTTTTAAAAATGCCTTGGCTATCGGACCAGGCGGTTCATAGTTTAGTTTCATTAAACAGAAGGCCTACCTATCAGCATGCGCCTCTTTACACCAGCCGCCCTCTCAGAAGCCAAAAGCCTTCTTGTGGCAGAAGTTGGTCCAGTTGTAGGGGCTGATGGAGTTGGACTTGGCTTTGAAGAAGCTGTAGCAGACTGAGGATTCTCGCCTCTGCTACCACCGTTGTCATCTTGAGCAAATGAATCAATAACATTTCCACCTTCTGACCTTTGACCAGCAGGAGTAACGCCGCCAACAACAAATCTGCCGCTTGATGAATATCTAAACTGAGGCTGACCTCTTGCCGCTAAGTTTGCAAGCTGTTGCTTTCTGTTTATTGAGCCAACACCCATTAAAGCAGAACCGATTCCAAACGGAAGGCCCTTGCCTAGTAATGCTATTGGGTCTTTCTTCTGACGATACTCAAGTTGCATACGAGCAACATCACGACCTCTTTCAGATGCCACGACATTTCCAAATTCGTCATAGGTGGATAGGTCCGACTTCTCAAAAAGCTTCTCTCTATATTCTTCCTTGGCTTTCTGACCCTTTCCTGTCGTAACACCACGACCGCTAGAGCTTCTAACAATACTTCCGGTAGAACTCTTAACGTAAGCATCATCACCTAACGCTTGCTCTTCTGCTTTCTGTCTGTTTTTCTTTGCTTGGTAATTCATAGGAGCCGCATCATAACCACCTGAACCACCGCCTCCGTTGCTACTTCCCATAATTCACTCCTGTAAAAAAAAATATATTTCTAACGATTGGGTTATTTAAGTCTATCGTGTGTGTGGTTGACCTTCTTATGTATATAGTCCTGTATTTTAAGGTGCCTTACGATATAGGTCTATAGCACATAGGGGCCCCATTCAGTCTACGTTGAAGTTTATCTGTACTGCGGTAGACGGCGCACGTCCTGAGTCCTGTCGAAATCCTGCTCTATCCATCAAGTCTCTGGCGGCTTCAAGCCTGACGTATTGTGACTTGCTATCCAGCAGTTCCCTCATTGTCGCCATCGCCTGTGTAGCGTCCCACCCCAGAGTCATCATTGCCAACTGTTGTCTGTACTCGATAACATGCTGTTTCTTTAGGGTATTATAAGCCCAAGCCTTGTTCCTACCCAACTGTTCAGCAGCTTGTGTTGGGTTGCAACCATTATGCAAGATAGCATGTACTAATTCCTGCTGGTTCTCAGTTATCTTTTCGTTACTTGCTTTTACAACTGGTGCATGTTTCTCAATGTCTTCCATTGGAACCAAGCCCTGTTTGTATCGTTCTTGTTGTTGTTTATTTGCTGTTGTCATATCCGAGAGCCAATCATTGCGTCTACGGACGATTATACATATTACACCTTACTAGCTGTCAACCCCCTTTTTACGAAAAGTGGGCTTTGCCGTCCGTTAGATTGCTACGCAGTGTCTTGCCAGACGAGCTGACCTGTCCTTGTCAGGTCAATCACGCTACACTTCTGGGCCGTTTCCTCTCTCTGATAACGTAAAGCCATTCCACTTCGTTATTCATCTGAAGTAGATGAATTACCACTACGCTCCATGCCGTTACTCTTCGCATCAAGAGGGACGTTGCCAGAAGCGTTACATTGATAAGAAAGAGAAGCTTAAGCACAAAGAATCAGAAGAACGCCCATCGAGGGCTTTTCTTCCGACCCCTTTAGTCGGGGAACACACACACAAAATGGGCTGGCTTTTCCCGTGAAAAAGCATATGCACAATGAATTGCGATGCAAGCGAAACCGTCAAGCCCTCTTTTTCTTTGGCGGTCAATCCTTGTGTTAATCTATGTCGCCGTACAGTAGTGCGGCTCGTAGTCCTGACGATTTACCGCTCTTAACACGCCAAACAAAAAGACCTTCGGCAAGGGGCTGGACTGTGTTCTTTCATTGTGATGGGCGGTTCCCGTAAAGCGCACATTCTGCATGTGTGTTGGTTACATAACATAACGTCAAGGAGAATGACATGATTAACAATTCACTATTACTTAAAGACTTCGATTCAACTGTAACTCTTGATGCAGACTTCGACAACGAAGTGACATACGAATTATGGGAGATACGCCAAGCATTAGACGCTGGCGACTACTCAAGAGCCAAGCAGTTGACAGACAACATTGGCTCTAACGATTATCAGTAAGCCAAGTAGGGGTGGTTGATATTTCAGCTACCCCATTTAACCAGAGGAGAATCTTATGACTAAGAGATATACAAAACGTAACCAGTTACCACAACTTGACGTCAACGACCTAGACCGTATTCGCAAGGTAATGACCAAGGAGTCTATGCCCAACAAGTACAAAGACGATAAGTGTCAGGAACAGTGGGAGAAGGAGCTTGCTAGACGTATTGAGGCAGTAGTTGATATGTTTGAGCTTGAGGAAGAGACTATTACCCAAGCCAAAGTAGCAGATGGTATAACTCGTATGTTTGAGAAGATTGCATACAATGACTTGCAGTATGGTACACAGCTTCGTAAGGAACGTGCAGATGCCATTCGTGCAGACGTAGGCATTGAGATTACCAAGAACGTCATTGACGACCTTGATACACAGCTTGAGAAGAAGCGTATATCATACTACTCATCGATGGCCGCTTACAGAGTTGCACGTTGGGTTGTACGCCCAGCCGTTATTGGTCGCAACAATCTCAATTGGGGTGACTACAAGCCAGCACATGAGATGGCAAGGGTTAGACGCATTGAGCGCCGTAACCGTCATCTTACAGCTGACACGCTGGTAGCATCAACTGCTCGTGACTTTCACGAGTATGCACGAGATACAGGTTTGATAGAAATGCCTGATGCGGCACAACAAGCTTAACAGCAGGGAGGGTAGGGCTTCACGGCTCTACTCTCCACTTTTTTTGTGTCACCTAAAACTGCTGAGGAAACGCCTCAATCTAATGGGAGTAAGCC